AAAGGAATTGGAATCTTGTTTTAAAAAATTAGAAGATGACAAAATTAATTATGAAATTGTCATTGAAGAAATAATAGATGAAAAAGGTAATTATATATTCAATCAAGGTTCGGAAATGCCAGAAAAAATACAAAGAATAATAATAATAATATTTTCAGAATGAAAAATATATTAAATTTTAAAAAGTTTGAAAATTCAGAGTATGATGATGCTAAAGAAAATTTAGAATTTATTTTATTAGATATAAAAGATCTAGGATTAAATTATTCAATTTTTGGCAGAAGTAAATTTTTAGACAATCCCGGTGAAACGTGGTATAGAAATACTAAAGTTGAAAAAGGATTTAAGGAATATATAAGTATATCAATTGGAACAAGAAAAGAATATATAGATGAAATTTTAAATATAATAAAAGAATGTGTTAATTACATGATAAATGATGGTTGGAAATATAGTACAAAAATAGATAGAGGTGTTAGTGTGGTTGATATAGATATAGATCGAATAGTTCCTTTATTCAATCAAAATAGAGATATTACAAAATATTTAGGACAAATACATATACATTTTTGGAAAATATGATACTACCATTTAAAGAAGAAGAAATATCAGAAAATACTTTTATTAGAACATTTCATCAAGATGTTGATTCTGGATATTTATATTGGCATCGTGACTTTGAAGATAGAATAATAGAATCTATTGAGAAAACTAATTGGAAATTTCAATTAGATAATGAATTACCAATTGAAATAAATGGTGAAATATTTATACCAAAAGGCATTTATCATAGGTTAATAAAAGGTGATAGTGATTTAAAAATAAAACTAAAGAAATTATGATTAAAAAATATGAAGGATTTTTAAATTTCTTTAAAAAAAATGATAACACATCTGAAATAGTTCAAATAGTTAATGATATAGTTAATGATCTTAATGATTTAAATAATGTTGATGTTAAAGCAGCGAAAGAACATATAATAAAAGGAAATGATAGTGAAAAAATTAAAATAGTTTTCGCAGTTTCACTTAATAAAGATTCTATAGTTAGTTTTTTAAATGAATTAGAAAATGTTAATTCACATTTAAATTCTGAAAATTTTATAGCAAATTTATGGTTTTTAAATGATAGTGATATGGATGGATCAAGTGGTTATATTATTAATAATAAAAATTATTCAAATTTAAATTTGAATATTTTCACAGATCCGAAAATATATAATCAATCACCTGGTCTATATTTAGTTGTTAAAAGAATAGATAATAAAAGTAGGTATATATTTTAATTATTTAATTCACAACAAATATTAAAAGTGACGATATCACCATCATCATAAAATCCTCCCCATCCATATCCTTTTTTTTCTATTTTATAATTAATATTAGGATAACCTATTGAATAAAAATATGATTTAAAAATTCTATCTAAATCTAGTTCAATATCATTGACTGCTTCTTTTCTTTTCTCTTTAATAAATTTGTTATAATTTTCATAATCATCCATATGATTAATCCAAGAATCATCATCATAGGTGTGTAAAAATATCTTAATAGATATAACTGGTGATATTTTACAATTCTCTATTTGATTTGAACTACCAGATCTTAAATAACTTTTAGCAAAATAAATATCAGAAAAACCAGTTTTATTATCCATTAAATCTTTTCCCTTTTTATAAATATCTTTACGAGCCTTTTCGATTCCAGATATAACCTTATCAATAACACTAATATTATTATCTATATTCAATCCATCAAATGAAGGCAAATTTTGTTCATCCATAGAAACAACAAAATCAAATTTACTCAAATCTCTTGAGTACCTATCTTTAGATCCTTTAGGAAAAACATCTAAAGAATAATAAAAATAAGATGATATATCAGGATATTTGTCCTTTATTTCTGTAAAATAATCTAAAAATAAATCTCTATCTCCAGCTCTAAAAAAATCTAAGGAATTTATAACTTGGTTTTCAACATGAGAAAAATCTCTAATATCTAATCCCCATTCCTTTAATTTCTTAACCGATGAGATTGATATGTAGCCACTTTTTTGATACTTATTTAAAAAATTTTTATATTTATCGAGGTCAACTTCTTCAAACCTTTTAAGATATTTCATTGATTATATATTAAAATAATTTGATTATATAATTTTGTAAATATACCAAAAAATTATATATTTACAAATAAAAATATGGTAGTGATAGTTTTCTTTATGTTGTTTTTAGTATTTATTAGTCTGTTTCCAGACCCGGTAGACGTATTAATTGTTTCATGGTTCTCCTCAGTTAAAAAATGGATTAAATCATTAACCAGTAAAAGAAATTACTTTAGCGTATGCCGCATCAATAAATTAAACCCAGTAACTTTACCAATTGAAAAAAATGGTTTCCTTTTATACCAAATAATTCGTTTGAGAAGTTGTCTGACACATCATATAAATTTATTGTTGATATACCAACATCTATACACGCATCGAAGTATTTTCCATCTCATTTTGATTATATAATAATTAATAAAGAGAACGTTTGTTATCTAAGATCTGTAATTTCAGAAGAACAATATAATAATTGGAAATATATTATGTGTGAATTTGAGGAACGCAAAGAGGAACGTAAAACTGATTCACTAAAATTAAGGACTATTTTCACACATGAATCTAGTTTTTCTATATCGAAAGAAGAAGAAATATATTATCTTGATGTGAGTATTTTTACTGCAAATTATATAATAATTGCAACATCATTTAATAGTTTTGTAATTGAAATACTTAATTCACTTATAATACTTGAAAATAAAGCAGATTCTAATTATAGAAAAATTGAAATTTCTAAAGAGTGGGAATCAATTAATGATTGTTTTTTAAACTTGATTGATATTTCAGATCATGTAGAATCATCTAAAGAAAATAATTCATATACTTTTTATTTAAATGGATTAGATGTAATTCCACAAAGTGAGAATGTTAATATACCATATGGTAAAAGTTATGGTGGAAGTAAAACCGTGAATTTTGATTCTGCAAAATTTTATTTAACTAATAAAATGTTTGAATCTATAGTGCTTCTAAAAGAAGCTCAAGACCGTATATTAGATATAATTCCTAATTGTATTATACAGATTGAAATTAACTCAAAATATTTAAAAGTAACTCTTAAATAAGAACTATTCATTCTTAACTTTATAATTTTCATTATAAATATGTATAACTTCTTCAAATTCTTTTAATATACCATCTTTAAAAGAATTATTTTCATAATTTTGATTCTTAATATATCCTTTAATAAACTCCTCATATTCTAATTGAATTGATATTTGCAATTCTTCATCAGTTAGTTCCTTTTCCTTCTTTTCTTTTTCTGTTTTAACTATATCATCAAGATATTCAACTGAAGCAAAATTACCAGTTTCTAATATAGTTTCTAATTTTCTTCTTAACTTACGATTATTAATTAATAAATTATTTGATATAGATAAATCAATATAATCCTTAGTATCTTTTAATGATTCTATTATCTCTATATCATCATCATTGACGACTTGGTACTTTTTAAAAATTGGAGAGTATGTATTAGGTTCAAAATGAATTTCACCACTAATTAGATCTAAAATTGTAATTCCTTTTTGATCGCCCATATCATTTCTATCCATTTGGTATGGTGATCCTATAAATGTAAAATTTTTATTAGTTTGTCTAATGTGTATATGTCCTGAAAATACATGTTTAAAACGACTAAATTCATCTACATCAATTTTATCAGCATTCCTATGAGCTACTGAATTAAGATGCATTCTACATCCATTCAAATCGCTATGACAAAATAAATAATCGCCAGAATTAGATTCTATTTCTTTAATCATATCTATTCTTTTTTCAACCCAAGGCATTAGTATCAATTTATTACCAAAAATTTCAATTACTGAAGTTTCTGTATAAACAGTAATATTATCAACAAAATTAAAAAGACGAACAGAATTTATTTCATTAGAACCTTTATTATAAAGGTCATGGTTTCCAACAATAAGATGAACTGGTAATATTTTTGATATTTCGGTTAATATCTTTTCAGCTTTATAAGAAGCAATAATTGGTATAGATGTTCGGTTATCATAAAGATCTCCACAATGTACTAATATATCTCCTTCTTTAGCATTTTCTTTTAAATAAGGTATAAAAAAATTATAAAAATAATTTTCCATCATATTTAACCACTTATCTAAATTATTAACGTAGATACCAAAATGCCAATCTGTTGTAATAAATACTTTCATTTCATATAATTATATTTTTAATTTATATGAAAAATCATAAACTATGTTCAACAAAAAAACCGATAGAAAATTCTATCGGTTTTAATATTTTTAATTTTAGATTAATATCCTGAAACAAATGGTGGTGAAATAGTGAAGTTATTATCGATATATTCATCAACCCAATAATCAGCAACAAAATTAGCTGTGATATTTTGTAATATACCTTGACCTTCATATGTTAAACTTGGACTTGTTAAATTTTTAATCTGAGCATTTTGGAAAGTAACTCTTCTAAGAACTAATCCTTTTTTATCATGCTGATTAACGATGATAGTTCCAATAATATCAGCTTTATAATGAAGATATCCATTTTGAGAATTCCAAACTAAATCATACCAAGCTTTCAAAGCTGCCCAACTTTCCATAGATCCGTTATTATTAACGTTTACATTAAATGTAATACCTAAGTCATCTACGTGAGTTTCAGAAGGACCAGCGTTCAAGAAAGCTCTAGTTGTATATTTCCATCTTTGTTGAGATGTTGCAATTGTTTTATTTGTTAAATTCAAGTCAACACTTAATGCCTGTTGTAATAATAACACAGGATCTCTACCTTGAGCTTGTAATATTGTCGGAAGAACAAATGTAATCTCAAATAGATTTAAATATACTGGTTCTTGTGGTTGTGTACCAGGACCACCTGGCGATCCTGTCATTTGGAGTTGAGTAAAGTGAGGAAGCGGCATTTTATTTATATTATTTTTTTTCTAACTAGTTTAAATAGTTATAATTTATATATTCTTTTTCTTTTTGTCTCTATTATATATTGTTAAAAAAAAATGATTTTATTCTAAATAAGAGACATACAATTTTTTAATATATATTAATATGAAACGATGTAAATATAGAAACTGTAATAAGTATATTATTAATGGTAGGTCTGATAAACAATATTGTGACGGATCTTGTAAAAGAATGGAACAAACTTATAGAAAAAGACAAAGAAAGAAAGATGAAAAAATTAACACAATATGAATTTATTAGTAAATCTAAAGAGATACATGGAAATAGATTTAATTACTCAAAAGTTGAATTTAAAAATGTAAGAAGTAAAATAATTATAATTTGTCCAGACCACGGAGAATTTTTAATAAGAGCAAGCAACCACACACATATGAAACAAGGTTGTGATGCTTGCGCAAGAGAAAAACACAAACTAACAGAGTTAATCCCAGAAAGGTTAGAAAATCTTAAAAAGACACATAACAATAAATATAAATATCAAGATTTATCGGTAAATAAAGGATTTATCAAAATAATTTGCCCAAGTCATGGGGAATTTAATCAATATTTATATTTTCATGAATATGGACATGGATGTCCTGAATGTAATTCAACTTCAAGGGGTGAGAATAAGATAAAATCGATTTTAGAAAATAAAAATATTAAATTTAAACGAAATTATGAATTCAAAGATTGTAAAAGAACCAAAAGATTAAGATTTGATTTTTATCTTCTAGAATTAAATTTGTGTATAGAATATGATGATGAACACCATTTTATCGAAAATAAATATTTTGGAGAAGGAAATTTAGAATATATGATGGAAAATGATAGAATCAAAAACGAATATTGTCAAAGTAGAAATATAAAACTAATTAGAATACCATATTATAATTTTGATAAGATTGATAATATATTATCAATCTTTTTAAAAAATAATAGGTAGTTAAACTATGAGTATATATACCTAAAAAATAACATAAAATATGCCTAATAATAAAGAAATGTCGGAAGAAGACTTCTTAAAAAAACACTTAGAAAATCAAGGTTCAAATTTTAATCCAAGTAAAAATATGGTTAATCAAACACCTACTCAACAAAATATTGATTCTACAAGAACAACCGATTTACAATATTTTAATTTTGATGTTAATGATTTACCTTGTGGTAAATTTTATCCAGTTGGTACATTATTAATGATAAGACCAGCTCAAGTTAAAGAAATACAAGCATACTCAATGGTTGATGATAATAATTTCTATGATATTGTTGAGAAAATGAATGATATGTTACAAGCATGTGTTCGTATAAAATACTCTAATGGAAATATATCAAGTTATTTAGATGTTAAAGATCAAGATAGACTTTATTTAATTTTTATGATAAGAGAATTGACTTTCCAATCTGGAAGTTCTTTAGCCGTAACTGTACAATCTGGTTCAGAGGAAGTTCAAATTGAACTAAAAAGAGAAAATTTTAAATTACATGAAATTGATCCTAAAATTGAAAAATATTTTGATAAATCTAAAAATTGTTATGTTTTTAAAACAATTAATAATAAAGAATTTGAATTGACTCCTCCAAATATTGGTATACAAAAATCATTCACTGATTATATCATCAAAGAAAATAATGATAGTAGAACTCCAAATTTAGCATTTTTAAAAATTATACCATTTATGCTTGATGGAAGAAGCTCCATAACTTATGATGGAATTAAAGCAAAGTTAAAAGAATTTGAAGAAATAGATGATATTTCATTTCAGTTCTTAAATGCAGCTGTTGGTAAAATGACTTTTGGAATTAAAGAACTATGTAAAGTTGTAAACGGCCAGGAGGTCCGTGCAGATATGCAATTTCCCAACGGAGCGTCAGGTATTTTCGTTGTTCATGATGCCTTTGAAGCCTTTATTAAAGAATAAGCTTCTCTTACAGAAAAACTATCATGTAAATGAATTCTGTATTGATGAATGGCCATTCTGGATGTTAGAAGAAAATATTAAAATAGTTAATGAACTAAATGAAGATGAAGAAAAACAAAGAAAACATGAAGAAGATTCTCAACAAATTTCGATGCCAAACTTCAATCCTAGTTCTATGATGAATAATATTCCTAATTTAGGAAGTAATTTAGGAAACTTTGGTTCATAAATAAAAAAACTCAGATTAAATCTGAGTTTTTTTTATTGAAAATAATGAAAATAAAAAACCAAGATAAATTTACATTTATCTTGGTTTTATTTATTTTATGAAATATTAAGAATTAATAAATCCACCTGCTGAAATTGCTCCAGTTCTAAGTATTGTGATGTTATTCACGATTATACCCATTCCTTTGATAGGTTCAACATAAGTATCAAGAACACCAATTTGGTTATCAATGATATCTTGAGTGTTATTCTCTTCATCAATTTTATTAAAGTAGTTAAATAGTCCATTTTGTGCAACATATTTCTCACAGATAACATCTGCTTGTAGTTTAATTTGTGCTCTAATTTCTGCTGTGTTGAATTTCCATTGGAAGTCTAACAACATTCTAGATAACTCTCTTTCAAGTTCGATCAATACTTCTCTTACGTGTATAAGAGAAAGTGCTGATTTGTAAAGTACTTGAGCTGTATTTTCAGTCTCAATTACGAATCCTCTATTTCTTTTGAATGTTAAAGGATTAATTTGAGCTTGATTTAAATACTCAAGATCAGAAGGAGTAAATATCTGCTCAAGATCTTGTATACCAGTGATTCTACCATTATTAACACCAGCCGCAATTGTCCAAGGAACAATACTTGTAGTTGTACTATTATGTTTTCTCATAAATGTCAAACCTACATATGCTGATGGCGGAACATCAATTGGTCTACCAAAATCATCAACTGTTACATATGGTAAGAAATATCCAACAGATGTTACACCCATACCTTTACCAAATGAGTAAAGGAAATCTGGATTACTTTCTGGATCACCACCTTTAGCAACATACTCTAATTTTAGAGTTCCGTTTCCATCTTTAAATGTTGGAGAAACTGAGTTTTTAAATGTTTTCAATGATGGCATATTCAAGATACCAAAGGCATCAAGACGATCACCACAAACATCAACTAATTGTTGTTTAGAGTCTGATGTTAAACCTAAACCAAAAGAATCAATTAGATATCTAAAATCAAAAGCTTCTTTATTTGTAAGTGCTTTAAATAAAGGAGTTCCTTTAGCAATTACATCAAGTATTGATGATTGTTTAGCTTCTGTACCATCAGGAATAGATGCTTCTCTGATTCTAAATCCTTTAAGCGAAATTGCTTTATAAGTTTTTACATAATCATCAATCTTTGTATATCTATTTGTTTGAAAATCACCATTAAATGATCTTAATTTAACAGATGAGTCACAAGATAATTCAACATAATCAGAATTAACAGACCAAATTTTCTTACTTTGAATTCTAGTAAG